AAGTACCCGACTTCGGAAAGGTACGCGCACCAAACATGGAGTGCGTCGTTTCGGGGCTGGAGAACCATGAACCCGATTGGCCTTGCATCCACCAGGCCGACCCAGAGCATAGATTTCCCGTTAAAACAGTCTGTATACACATCCTCGGGAATCCATCCTTCCGGGGTCTTGTGGAGAATCATCTCCAGTCCTGGTCTGACGAATCGCCACCATTGTCGCAGATCGTTGGGGGAAATCAATCGGACTTCCATCATCCCACCAAAATGTAAGCAAAGGTCTTATCGGCTGTGGAATTAGCGTAATGGCTGATAGTTGCCGATCCCTGAGTCTGCGATGAAACGTACACATTTGCAATGCTCGCCATTGATACGCAGTTTGCCGTCACGATTGCGCTTGGAGTCGCTGGACGGGTCGGGCTTGTCTGAGTAGGGAGCTGCTCAATCGAAACCGCTGTTGAGGTTGTTGCCCACATGACCTCCATGTAGTCATTCGCCACCAGCTCAATAAAGTAGTTCAGAGCCGCGATCAGATGGCCGTTGATGCTGCCATGCTTATTTGGGATTGAATACCGACTGTTACTCCCGGCCACATCAGTTCCATTCTTCCTGAACCAAATGTCAACGTCCTGAATCTGTGAGTCGGCATTTGCGAACTGGAGCGAGAACTGGATGTTGTACGTCCCAGGGTTCTTGAAGTTGACCCGAGAACTGTTGGAGACCGTGATCCCGTTTGAGTAATCAGTCGTGTTCAGGGTGACCGCATAGGCCGCTGTGGTCGAGGCGGCAGTCTGATCTGTGGAGTCCTGAAACGCTCCAAATGGCAGTTGATCGGCAAACGCCGCAGCCGAGAACGGAAGCAGAATGATCTTTGTGTCCGTGCTGATCCGTTCGTCGTAAAGAGTCGTGGTCAATGCCCCACCCGTGGCGAGAGTGACAGTCCCCGTATTGTTGGACTTGCCATTCATCAGCCCATTGACTACCTCGGAAATGCCTCGAGGATCAGCGCCAAACGGGGGGAGAACACGAAACATCATCGACGGCCCCTCCCGACGATGTTTACATCAACCCCGGCCATCGTTGTCCAGTTGCCAGTAGGAACAACCTTAACGCGATGGTACTTGCCGGAGCTTCTCAGAGAGACTCGGTTCTCATTGCTCGCGGCAACCGCTGTCGAGTAAATGATGTCGTCGTCCAGCATCTCACGAGATGCCACAGCAACAGTCGCAGACCCGTTATCAATTTGCGGACGAGCCAAGGTGATGATGCTTGCGATAGAGGAAAGATCGCCAGTCTCAATGAAGGCAGACATAGGCTGGCCCTCAAAGGTGACAATCTTGGCATCTCTAACCCCGGCGAAAACCAACCGACCACCGAGCCATTGACGAGCATCCAAAGACACGCCAAGCGCATCAATCGAGGCCGAGAACAGGTCAAGACCCTCAAGGGTCACAGCGGAAGTTGCTGCCGAAGAAATGTAAGAGGCCGCGGTCGCTCCATAAGACCAGCGGTTGAGCTGCCAGTTGTAAACCAAGAGCGAATAGCCTGCATTGGTGTTCTGATAGCACCAGATCACCACCTTCTTGACCGGATCAATCGCGGCGCTGAACTTCGTGTAAGAGGGAGAGAGATCGTTCCAGAACCACCGATCTACCTTCTCAGCCCCGATTGGCGAGACTCTCTGGCCATCGCACATATAGAACCCATCATCCGACAGGAAGAATGTCATGTTCCCGTACTGGGTCACAGAGCCAGGCTCATAGCACCCGATCTCACGAGAGATGGTGTCGAATTGGAAGTAAAGCGGGGAGCCGATATAGGTCATCCGCACTACAGACTTCTCCAACAGGACAAGCCCGAACTCTCCACCAGTTATCCCCTGGATATCCCCACCATCAGGAATGTCCTGGAAGTCAGACTGAGAGGTCGGCCCGGAAGTCCAGTCCGTTTCATCGTTGATGTCAGACCATTGGACTCGATTCGGATTGGACGAGATGTTTGCCGCGACCACGAAGTCACGGACAACAGTCAGATACTTACAGACCGGAGCGGCGGCGGCAACATCGGCGAAAGCGGTACTGCTGTTGAGGGTGAAAGACTGAATCTTTTGCGAGTTGTTCGCGGCAAGAACCACATCACCAAACTGGGTAAAGCTCCAATTCCCGCCCGTGTACCCGCCAACCTTGGACACATCATCCAGGTTGCGGTTGGTCGAGTTGTACTTGAAGAGCTTGGTCGCACCTCCGGCGAACATCGTGGAAGTGCTGCTGATCTTCCCGGAGAAGACGCGAGTCAGGTTCTCAGAGGCCGAGTTTGAGTAGTCCGTCAGGCTCGGGATAGGGCCGTATCCAATCTGCTGAGGATAGACGTTGTATGCAGATTGGAGCGCACCAGCGATGCCCGGCTGATCTGGCAACCACTCTCCGAATGTAATCTTAGTTTCAGGCATTTCACACCCTCACCCATGTTCCACCAGCAGCGGCAACTGGAGTCCAGTTCGTTTCGGTGTCTGTAACATCAGTCCATGTGTCGGAATTGCTTGCGACGACATCCCATGTGGTCTCGGTATCGGTCACAGGAGTCCATGAACTCTCATCAACCTGGACATTGCTCCACTCGTCGCCTTGCTTATTCGCAAGACACCCAACCGAGGCCAGAGCGTTGACCGAGGCAAATGCCGAGAAGGTCGCATTCGCTACACAAGTGACCGTGGCCTCTGCCGTTACGCTGGCTTGACCGCTCGCAACCAATCCACCGAGACAGGTCACCACCGAGGTAGTGGTGATGTCTCCAGAGCCAAACTGAACCCGGATTGCACTACAAACAACCGAGGCCGATCCCTCAAAAGAACCAGCGCCGAATTGAACCCGTATGCCTTGAGCCGTTACCGCTGCATCAGCAGTAATCGACCCTGCTCCGAACTGAACCCGTGTTGCGTCTGCTGCAACACTCGCAGAAGCCGCGATAGAGGCATCCCCATCCCACCGAGTAACGCTTGTTATGTATAGAGGCGAATCAAGCGTTAGAGTCAGGTCATCCAGACTCGCCTTGAGGTTATCAAGGGAGTCAATTGACCACGGTGGGTAGAGATCGGCCATTACGTCAGCGTGACCGTGAGCGAACCAATGGCGATACGGAACACATCACCCGTGGCGATGGTTTTGGAGGCATCTAAAGCGGTGTGGAACAGCAGATTCCCACCCGAGGAGGCATCCCGAAGGCCGATATAGGCCACCGTTCCCCACGAACCAGTCGCTTGAGGGAACTCCACCGCCGCCGAGTTTGACGTTGCACCGTCGGACGGAGCGGAGAAGGTCACGCTCTGACGAGCATATCCGTTGCCACTCACCTCAGTACCCGTATCCGCATCGGTAGGGTCTGTGGTGTATAGCGCCACATAAACCGTGGTCGGGCTTGTATACGCCGTGTTCCGCAGAGTTGCGTTGATTAGCGCATTCTCAAGATAGTTTGAGATTTCAGACATATTTATCTCCGTGCGAGAGTCATCGTCAGGGGAACACCTGCGTATTCTCCCCGATCATCGGATGCGTTGATAGTGTCAATTGCCCTTTGATACAGCGCGGCCCAGGTGTTCAGACGCTCATCATTCATGATGTAAGGCTCTGCCTCTCCCAAAGAAGCGTAGAGCAGCGCATCGGCGCAGTTCGCCAGGAACACATTTGAGGTGTTGGAGTCGCTCAGATAGGCCGGAGCTGCGTAGTACAGCATCCGCACGTTGTAAGCAGAGTCCGGGATCGGTGCGAACTGGAAATCACTCGCCAACAAGGTATATCGCTTCGGAACGCCCGTGTTTGTTGCGTCTGCATTGCGATAGAAGATATTGGGAGAGAGGTACTCCAAAGCAAAGTTTGGAGTCGTATTCAGATGGATGTCCCGCATCTCCAGAAAGTCGCTCGGAAGCGATAGCGTGGAGTCGTTAGCGGTCATCGCTGCATTGACCAGCTTGAGCATCTGACGAATCCGCAAGTCCCGGCGAAGACGGTTCTCTGCGAATGTGATGAAGTCAGGAATCTTGCTGGTCAGATCAGTCCGCGCCAGATAGTCTGCAACTGCGGTCTTGAGATCGGAATAGGTAGAGATAGCCATTAGACCCTCCCCGGACGGGTGCGGAATGCGCGGTTGTCAGGATGATTGAGCCACTCTTTGAATCGAGCCTGGTCAACCACATGGAATCCCCGCATGATGCCCTTTTTGTTGAGATCGTCAATCACCACCAAAGGAACCGAGGCGATCTTGTTCCCAAATAAATGGTCACTCCATCGAGCGCGTTCATCGTATGAGTTGAATTGAGCCTTATTGGACTCAATGATCCCACCCACATCCTGCGAACTCTCGATCACGATCCCGCCATCATCGGCGGTGTGAGCCTTGCGCTGGACTACTTTGGTGTTCTTTGCGATTTCGTTGATGTTCATGTGAAAAAGGGGGCTGAGTTTCCCCTGCCCCCTTAGTTGTCACCGATAAATCGGCTTACGACAGGTCAGCGATGATGCCGTGAGCGGCTTCGTTCTTGACCTCGAGGGTGTACTCAACCAGCAGCTGCGTGCGATCCGAGTCACCATTCTTCGCCAACTCAATGGTCTGGAAGGGACGCAGATAGGACACGGCAGCGTACTCGGGATCAAGCACAAAGGCCACTTCGTTAGCAGAGTTGCCCGACAGCATGAAGCGGTTGGGAACCACGCTCACCGAGCCGAAGTCCGACAGATAGATGTCGGCAGCGCCAATGATGGTCGTCGGGGCATCCGAAGGAGCCATGTAACGCTGGGCAGCGATACCCGCAAAAGCGGAAACCGTCTGCTTGTGCGCCGGGGTCACCATCAGAATCTTCGGCGAACCACCCGACTCAAACACTTCCTTGATGACCGTCTTGAGTTCGGTCTCAGTGAAGGTGCGGTTCGTGCCATTCGTGCGAGCGGTCGTGCCGGAAGAACCAGCAGAGCCACCCGAACCGAAGTCACCGTTGCTCGACAGCCAGGTCTGGAGGCCACCCAACACACGGGCGGTAGAACCAGCCGTGCCGTTGCTCTGAACGGTGTTGTTCAGGAAGGTGAACTCCATGTCGCGCTTGATCTCAGACGAAGCCTTGGAGAGCTGATAAGCCAGTTCCGACTTGCGGCCAGCCTTGTCAACGGCTTGCAGCGTGCCAGTCACAGCAACAGTCTTCTGGCTGATCTGGGTGCGGTTGCCAACACGAGTCGTCGGGCTGAGCGTCGCGCTAGAAGCGTCAGCACCTTCAACTGCGGCGTTAGCAGCAGCGGCGGCCAGGGAGTCGGTCTGCCACTCGTGGTAGACAGCCGTAGCCTTGTTCTTGCCCACAGAGGACATGAAAGGCGTGTCGGTGGGAGCGATGTTATAGATGATATCGCTCAGGTCTTCCCGCATACCAATAGCGGCATAGGTACGAAATTGGGTCATGATGTTTCCTTAGAGTAAACGTTCAAACAGGGCCGCAGCATCGGAGACTTTTCCAGACTTCCTCAACTGCGAATGAGCTTTCTTTACTGTTTCGTCTGCCGCTACCTTTTGAGTCGCTGCATTGCCTGGACGAAGCATCTTCGGCGCTTCACTTACTTTCTTGGTTACTTGAGGCTTCTGGCTCTGTAACTTCGCGTATTGCGCGGCCATATACAGAACCTGAACAGCTCGAGAATCGTAAGCGGTTGCCAGTTCTTGCTCGGAATAACCGATCGACCTAGCAAACTCTCGAACCATCTTCTTGACTTCGGTTCCCTTCTCAGGGTGCGCGTAGTCAGGAATCACCTCCGCAAGTCGCTGCGCTTCACGCTGAACAGCTTGGGCTAGTTCGGCTTGACGCTCGGCGTTTTGCTGTTGAGCAATACGCTGCTTCTCGGCCTGAACCATCGAAAGCTGCTTCTCGCGCTCTGTGCGCTCGGCTACCTTGACGGCATAACCAATGGGGTCTGTCTCTTTCAACGCCTCGAGATTTTCCCCGGTGTCTTGTTTACTGATGAACTCTTCGATCAGGTTCAGCCTTTGCGCGTAGGCATCCCGCGCCTGCTTTGCCTGCTCTACGGCCATCCTCTCAGCTTCTACAGCTTTACGCTGCTCGGCAAGAGTCTGTGACTTCTTGGTGTAGTCCAGCCCCTTTTGATACCCATCCACCAATTCGTCGAAGGTGACTTCCTTTTCCTCACCAGCGGCTTTCACTCGGAATCGCTGTGGTTCAGGCTCTACCTCTACCTCTTCGGTTTCAAGCACCTCGGGTTCGGACGCCTCGACTTGTTCTGGTTCCTCTTGAGCTTGCGGGGCGGCTTGTTCAGCTTCCGTCGGCTCCATCAGTCCCAAAAACGCGCCTGCGGCTTCGTTTACCGTCATCGAGACATTCCCGGATTCCGGGGCCATGTTCTCAGCCATTTCGTTCCTCAGTTGTGTCTGAAAGCGTCAGACTCGCATCAGAGGATTTTCCACCGCTTCTTGACCATCTGGTCTTCGGAAGCAATTGCGGAAAAGTGCCCCATTATTTCATCAAGTAAGCGAAGTTTCAAATAGGCTCGCTCACGAATGTCTATGTCCATCTCATCCGAATTGGTAATAACACTCATAAGTGTTGACCGGATGGAATCAATCTCCCCGGTAAACCATTCGTCACCGAGAAGCGTTTTAGCCCGTTCTGACTTGTTCAAACTGCTGCGCTCCTGCTAGGAGTTGCCATGAGTCCAGTATTCGGCCCGAGAAGCCCTGGCAAAGCGAATGCCTGTGGACGAGCGCCGAATCTACCCGCGCCATAATAAGGCCCGAAGTAATCGTAAGCACCCATTTCACCCATTCCACCCATCCCAGGCAAACCGCCAAGAGATATCGGGGTGAACTCGCCTCGAGGATAAACGGGGCTGCGACCTCTAGCGATTGCGTCATAAGCCGCTTGGTCAAACGGCGCGGCAGTTGATCCACCACCGCCCAAAGCAGTTCCCGCAAGCCCAAGAAGCCCTAGCGCCAACAGAGGATTAACCGTGGTCGATCCCTCGATTGGGCCTGTAGATGAGCGCGGAACTTCGTATGTGGTGACCGGAACCTCTCCGCGAGGAGTAGTGATTACGGTTGCCGCAGCGGGAGCCAGGATGCTCGGAGTCTCGGTTTTGATGGTGCGAGACTCAATCGGAACAGTCTGCGCCGGAGCAAGAGTTCCAACAGCAGCGGCAGTCGGCGCGGTGGGTTGCGTCTGAGCCGGGATATTTGTGGCCTGGACTGGAACCGTCTGCGCGGGAGTCAACAAACCACCTACAGCGGCAGCAGTCGGGGCGGTTGTTTGAGTAGTTGTCGTCCCACGAGAAACATCTAGCGGCACAGATTGAGATGTAATCGAACCAACAGCGGCTCCGGTTGATGGAGCTTGATTTGTTGTCGTGGCGGTACGAGTCACATCAAGCGGAACAGACTGAGAAGTGATTGTTCCAGGAGTGGCGCCAAGCAAACCGGCGGTTGGCGCAGTTGTGTCACCTGTAGCATTTCTTGAAACATCAAGATTGACGGACTGATTTGCGGTGTTTCCAAGAAGTCCCGTCGTCGCCGCACCTAAGCCAGCTCCAGCCAATGAAGGCGCAGCGGTGGCCAACAAACCTGGGGCGGCGGTTGAAGTTGCAACCTCCACGAGATTGGGCGCTAAAGATGTGGCTCCAGCAGCAGTCCCACCGATAGATGAACTGGCGAATTCGGTTGCAATCTGTCGAGCAGTTGCGCCCGCCAATGCATCCCCGGCCATCTGAGCAGCAGTTCCAGCTCTTACGCCTTGATCCACCAGAGCGGTGACGATATCTGCTTGAGATGCACCAGCGCCAGCAAGATCAACAGCAGTATTCGCAGCGGTCTGCGCGGCAGTTGGGAATAAGGTTTCTATACCAAAAGCGGTCAAGCCACCAAGAGCAGCCGACTTTAGCGCAGACTCTAGATCACCCGTGACTCCATAAGAAGTGAGTCCAGCCCCGGTAGCAGCCGCAACAGGCGCACTCAAAAGACCAGCACCAGCAGGGCCAAGAATGCCTCCAATGCCAGCAGCCAATCCAGCCTGAAGCAGTCGAGTTGCGTTAGATGTTTTGCCGAAGTCAGCGTTGTAGTATTGGGGAACGATCTCTTCCCCTGTCGAGGAATACAGACCAATAGTCGCACCAACCCCACCAGGATTCATGCGGGTGTATTCAACTGACCCGTCAGGGTTGAAGCTGTAAACCTCGTTACCCCTAACAATCGGATACGCAGCCCCAATGTCAGATGCCATCCGAATGTTTGCGGCATC